ATCAAAAACTTCAGGTCTCTTTTTCTTTAATCTAAATGATGGTGTCCATTCTAACTCTACGTCAAATAAATCACCGTCACTATTTTTAAATATAGATACTTTTTTATCAGTATTATCAGAAGAACCCGTTATTCCTATTACTTTTCTTGATGCATTCTCTATAGCTCCACTACCTTTTGCTGCATATAAATCCATTATTTGATTACGAGAATAATCTCTAGATACTTGTGATATCTGAATAATAATAATATCTTCATTTACAGCTATGTTTGAGAGTGAATGACTTATATAATTAAGCTTTTCATACTCTCCTCTTTTATTAAAAGGTACATCTACAAGGTCTATATAATCAATTACAACACATTTAGGTTGCAATTGTTTAATTTTATCTTGTATCTGTGGTATTGTAGGGCTAACAGATTGCATAATAATATGACTTAACTCTTCTTTATGATACTCATATAGCTTTTTATAGTTAATCATTACACTATCTTTAGTAGCACCTGAAACAATTTGTAAGTTTCTTCTATGCATTACAAAGCCAGATAGCTCTAATGATAAGAATAATGTAGGTATTTGATTTTCTTTTACTATTTGATCTATGTCAGCATTGTAACCTAGAACTATATTTTGAGCTAGTGCTGTTTTATTTGCACCTGTTGAACCAAATATAGTAACTAATTCACCTGGATATACTGTTGCATCTTTATCATGTACACCCCATAGCTTAGCTAAGTCCATTGTTCTTCCTGAAAAATCAGTTTCTAATCTTTCTGCTAATTCAGATTGTAGGTCTTCGCTATTTTTAACATCTATTAAATAGTCTTTTCTTTTATAATGAATACAATGTGTTTGACAATACTTTGCCATTAAGACATCTTTGCAACCATATTTGTATCCACCACGATATGTATCTTCTACCTTTTTAATGATAACATCATTTCTCAATTGTCCGCCATTCCATTCTAATAAAGCAGCTTTAGCTGCAGCACTTGGTATACCATGTCTAAAGAAATGTGATGCTATACGCATCATTGTATTATTTCTTGAACCTTCTTCAGGCCCATTTTTATACATCTTTTGAACACAGGGTACTATATTTCTTGGCTCTACATTCGATTCCATGACTCTTATTTTTGGGACATTAGTAATTATCTTATCTTCTAATTCACCATCACCCCATATTAAAGGAGTTTTAGTAGTTAAAAGTTGGTCTTTAGCAATTGATATTACATCTTTAGCTGAAAGATTCTTAATGTCAAATGAGCCTATTGGAATTTTATATAGATTAGATTTTTGATTTAATGAATGTTCACATCTATATATTGATGTTCTATTATATACTGATAAGTCTATTTCACTGAATAAATTATTCATTGTTTCTTTAACAATAAAAGGTAAGTCTGTATTTCCTTGAGGAAAATTAAAAACTTCACCTGATACAATAATATGATATCCAGTTCCACTAAAATAAACATTATAGGAACGTGTTTGAACTCCTAATTCTTCTAGTTCAAATAATACACTTTTTGTTTTGTTAAGTGTATAGTCGTCAGTATTCTCACCTCTGTCTACATCTATTAATACGTCAGAAATATATCTTTTACCTAAGAAATCTTTAAAACTTTTTCTTAGTTTATGATATTGTTTTCCTTCTTCATCGTATAAATATAAACTTTTGTATATTGGATACTTCTTACCATGTTTTAATATTACATCAATAATTTGATTTTGTGGAATAAGAAGCCCTCGTTGCTGAGGGCCTCCTATTGCCACTTCGTGATAAAGTATCACTTAGCCAAATGTAACAGCAGAACCACTTGTGGTAGTAGCTTCTGTTGTGATTGGATTAGTGTCATCGTGTTCTACAATGAACTTGTTAGCTTTCATGTATTGAACATAACTTTCGAGGTCTTTACGACTTCTTTCGTCATTCTTTACAATCTTTGGACATACAGTTGTGTATGCTTTACCAGCTTTTTTATTCCATTTTTTATAAGTAAATATGTAATACTTATTATCGGAACTCTTTGAGTTAACACCATAGTTAGCGATAGTATAATGAGAATTTAATAAAGATGCTATATCTTTAACACTTTCATCATTTTCATCTACCCATTTACCCATAGTATTTACTCCGCCAGTCCAACCAAGTGCACTAGTAAAATACAAGATTCTTTTCAATAAACTGCTGTCACCAGTTATGGTATCATCATCTTCTCTGTCAAATGAGCCTAAAAGACTATATTTCCAGGGATATTGTGAATTTTCGTTTCTAAAATAGACTTCTAAAAACATATCCATAGATGGATAATCAGCGGATTTATCGATTACATCAGTCAATGCAACTTCTTGGAATCCAAGAAAGCTGGCACCACCTGTGTTGCTTGAGTTTTGTTCAAAAGAACCTTTAAACGGCATTTATTACTCCTGTTCTTTGTATTTTATTATTTCGTTAATTACGCTATCGTAGTCAAATTCAAGAACTTTCTGGGCGAGAGGTCTCAGCCTACTGCCTACAGTTCTTTCGTCATAGGCTTGAAAAGAAAGATAGAACTTACCATCTTCTTTGTTAGCCATAGCGTACCCTATCACGTCTGCAGATGCAGTTAAAGCATAACTTAACCCTTTGGGTAAGTCTGGCCCTAACTGACTTTTACCATCTGTTATGACGGTGCTCTTTGCGTGTGAAATCAATACTAGGTTTCTTCCTAATGATTTACACAACGTTTGGAACTTCTTTATAATATCTAGATTTTTCTTTCTTGCTTGTGCCCAATCAGCACCCCAAGATGAACCTTCACCCATTGCTGTTTGACCTCTTTCATCACATACAGACTGTTCAATCCATCTATTAATGTGATCAATTGTGTCAATAACAATAGTATCGTAAGGTAATTTTTTAAGATTATCTTTTAACCAAAAATAAACTTCAACCATAGAATATACTTCCATAGGTTCGCCAGTATTTTCACCAGTACGATGATAATATTCACGTTCTAAATTTGGTATTACTTCTGTTTGAGGTTTACCTTTTTCAGTAATTTGTTTTCCATCAATCATTTTTGGTCTGGTTGGTGTATTTAAACTTGTTACTGTAATTGTATTTGCATTGTTAGCAAAATCTGAGCCTAAGTCTGTATCTATTAAAAGACATCCATCAGCTCCCTTTTCACTCCACCTACTGGCTTGTGTAGTCTTACCTGTTTTAGGTTGACCGATAAAATACCAAGTCAACCCAACGGGCAATTTTGTCCAGTCAGTGGATACTTTTTTTATATTAATATCCATAACTATCCTTTTTTATTCATTCATTACGAGATTGTCAGTTCGCATCGTTATAGGCGATAAGCCTAACCAAATATACGAAAAATACGGTCTTTTAGCAATAAGATTAAAGACCTGGTCTACTCCAATACCTCCAACTATTGATGCTGTAAAAATAGTATGTTTCATAGTACAAGGTTCTTCAATATACTCATGAGTAGGTCTCCATGTATTCATATAATCATCATACTTTTTAGTTACAGTAACAATTTCCATTGATAGAGAGCCCATTCTTAAATCTAAAAAGAATTGTCTGTTTTTTTGCTTTAACCAGTTTTTATAAGCAATTAACCTGCCTTCCATATTATCAAGACATACAATCATTTTTGGATATGTAGGACTATTTTCATCGTATTTTTCATCAAATGCTACAAACCCATCAGGGTCTACACCATACATAGAAAATACATTCTTAGCTATTTGAGCTTTAGGTTTACCTATTGAGTTTTGAGGATATAACGTAGTTGAAAGATTATGCTCTTCTAATATGTCATAATCCCAACCTGTTATTTTCTTAAAACCCATAATAGATAAAAGAGGTACCAGCTGTGAGCCGATACCTCCCAAACCTACTATTCCTACACGATCTAACTTATTTTGAGGAATTAAATCCTTATTACGAAGGAATCTAGTAGTAGAATCCATTATAACCTCCATGAGGGTGGTTAGTGTAGGAACTAGTATCTCCCATTAATAATATTATTTCAGTAACATCTAAACCTAAAGTTTCAAGTTTTAACTCTAAATCAACATCAGAAAGTTTCCCTTCACTGTTTTTATCAATAAGTTTATTTATCTTTATTTGTTCTTCTAGAGTTTTCTTACTAAGAATAGATTCTTTATCTGTTTTTTCATTTTTGTTAAATTGAGCATTCCACATGCCTACTTGAGTTCCTAATTTTACTTTAGGTTTATTTTTCTCAATATAGTCAGCCTCTTCTACCCATTCTTGTGGAGGAGTAGATTGAGGAATGTTGATTTTAATATTATCTTCATCTATCTCAATACAATGATGAACTTTATATTGATCTTGATAACCAAAACCAAAAGCATGTGTAGCTTTTCCACTTTTTGCAACAACTAAACTTGGATAAAATCCATCTAATGGTGCCATATCTTCTATAGTACTAGTGTCAGTACCAGAAAAGAATGCTCCCATAGTATTATGACTATGTATTAGTCCAATACTTGCAGTTTTTAAACTTGGTTTTTTATCGTAAGTAGTAGCTATTATTTTAGCGAAATCTGCAGCTGTAAATTCTGTAGCAGCATGACTTCCTAAATTTAGTGGATGAAAATGAATTAATTTAAAATCTGTTGGGTACCCATCTTTATCTACTCTATACTTATACCATGCTGGGCCAGACCACTCTAAATCTTTAAATCGATTCAAAAGATAAGTGTACTTGCTGTGTACCACTTGAGGTATGTTTAATGTTATTCCTGACATATTTTTCTAATTCTCCAATCTGTTTGTTATGTTGTTTTATTAATTGTTTTGCATCTTCTTCTACAAAACTTCTTTTTATTTTCTCATATATTTGAATCATTGAGTAAACTGTAGTTGGCATTTCTCCTATTTCAGCTAATGCTAAAATTAATGAATCATCAAATTTTCTAAAATTCGAATAATTCCAAAAGAAACCTGATTTTCTAGCAATTATTTGTTTCTCAGGAGCTTCATTAGAGTATGGTGTTGGTTCAACAGTTTCAATTTCATATTTGAATGCAGTATTAACCCAATCATCCATATATTTAGCTACTATATCTTTTGTTATACCTTTAGTAGATTTAGCATCTAAATAATTTTGAACTCTATTAAATCTATTGTATTTAAAACTATCAAATTTAAGATAATCTTGTATACAATATTTTTTATTATTAATATCATTATTTCTTATATTCATTCCATTAAGAACTAAATATATTAACCCACCACCTTTACCTCCATCTTTATAAGATAATTTATTTATATCATTTAAAAGCTCCACGTCT